CTTTAAATACATATTAATTCATTCTGGCAACACCGATGAGCATACTTCGGGTTGTATATTGACAGGAAATACTCAACAAGATCTTGACTTAGGTAAAGACGGTATGATTGGACAGTCACGTAATGCTTATGAACGTATGTATAGAAAAGTATCTGCAGTATTACTACAAGGTAAACCAGTCACATTAGAGGTTAGCAAGATAAATCTCGATGGTTCAAGCGAACCACAACAAAGTTCCGATAGTAAAATGTTACATGCTATTCACGAAAAAGTGACACGCATTGACAGTAAGCTAAGAGGAAAACCTATTATATAGATTGGAGTAATATGAGTGACGAACTAAAGCAACTTGTTGAAAAAGTTGTATGGACATTCATCGAAGCATTCGGTTCTGCTTTGTTGGTTGGACCTGCAATAGACCTAGAAATTACAACACTTGAAGCTGCAGCAATTGCAGGTGGCGGTGCCGTAATAGTAGTGTTAAAAGAGTATGCAAAAAAACAACTCGCAGGTAAGTAAACTTACCGAAACCCAACAGGACGTAGCACACAATAATACAAAGGAGGGTGTTGCGCACCCTAAAGGGTGGGAACCAGGAGTAAAGTTTGATTATAAAACTAAGACTGGAACCATAACATCAAGAGCTACAAGTAGTTCTACTCCAGAGTTTGATGAACTCTTATTAGAATGGGGATTTGATCCTAAAAAATATGCAATAGTTAATGACACATTGCGTGTGAGTACATGGGATATGAATGTAGGTAAGGGAGAAATACATCAGGCATGGGCATACAAAGCACAGATAGTTGCAACAGAAGCAACGATAGATAAAGAAGACTACACCCGTATAGAAAAATGGATACAGTCTTATAAGCGTAAAGCTAAACCTAAAGTAAAGAAAACTAAAGCTAGCTTTTTTGTTGCAGTTGCAGATTTGCAGTTAGGCAAAAGAGATGGCGGAGGTACTGAACTTATTGTTGAACGCTTCTTAGAGAAGATAGATCTTGTACGTGATAGGTATAACTTCCTACGTAAAGCAGGGGTAGAGATGGATCAACTTACTGTTGTAGGATTAGGGGATATTGTCGAGGGGTGCGTAGGATTTTACCCACAAGCAATGGGACCTAACGGCGTAGAGTTAGACTATAGAAATCAAATGAAGTTAGCTAGAAGACTTATTGCTAAAGCATTAGTCGAATGGTCTAAAGACTTTGATGTTGTAGTAGTAGGTGCAGTTCCAGGTAATCATGGAGAGAAACGTACTGATAAAGGTGTAGCACCAACAGGTGGTATGGACAACTATGACATAGAAGTCTTTGAACAAATAGGAGAAATCTTTGCAGACAAACCACAGTACGACCATATAAAGTTTGTCATACCTGATGAACCTCACTTATCGCTAAACGTATGTGGAACAAACATGTCCTTTACTCATGGACATCTTACTGGTTTCGGCGGGACAGTAGAGACGAAGGTTATGAACTGGTGGAAGAACCAAACGTTTGGAGGGTTTCATTCTGGTTCCTCGTCTATCTTAGTGACAGGACATTACCATCATTTTAGACAAGTGCATGATCCACGCACCTGGATACAAGTACCGAGCTTAGATGAGAGTACTTACTTTGAACAGCAAGCAGGTAAGAAAACTAGGCAAGGTGTAGTGACTATGGTTGTCAATAAGAATGGTCATAATAATTTAGAGATAGTATAAAAAAACGGGAGTTTTATCTCCCGCTTTTTACATCTCATAGAATATGGCAGTATTAAATAAGATACTCCAATATAACCCATTACAAATTAAAGTCAAGTAAAAAAAAAGACCACCCTCGCAGGAGTGGTCTCTTTTAATTGGGAAGGAGACAACATCGAAGTGTTATCTACTAGACCAATATACCGTGTGCTATAATTAATGTCAACTTATATTTCATTGACATGGGGTTTCCTCCTTTACCCTTGTCCTTGACGGCAAACCTTTTAATTCATTTTTGGGTTTGTCGTTGCTAAATAAGAAATTTTATACTATCCTCTAATTATGTAGTACAATTATATTGGGAGGTATAATGACTGATATACTGACAAGTGATGACTTTATGTTATCCGAACTTAAACAGTCAGTTGCAAAAACTGGCAAAGGTTTTATCGTTGCAAGAAACGGTAAACCTATATTTATAGATAGTACAAAAGAGCTACAAGATTATCTTAAAGCTAACGATCTATATATATACGAGTTTGAGAATTGGAATAATGTTATTCACTATGTGTTTGTACGCGGCGAACGCGGAGGAGACTAAGACGTGCCAAACATTTTTACAGAAAAGAAGGAAATGAAGAAGTGGGCTATCGCTATGGCTAACGCATGCGGTGGTCAAGAAGTATCATGGACATCACTAAAACTCAACACACACAACCCACTTAAAGTTAACCAACTAGCTACACAATTTGTAGAAGATTACAATGAACAGATGTTACAAGCTATCAAGTTAGCTAATGGAGAGATAGAACTAAAAGATGTAGATAAAGTAGGCGAAGAAGAATAGTGTCACACACCCCTATTACTATAAACTTACTAGAACACAACTTAAAGAAAATAGATATGGCAAAATTAAATCCTGAACGCAGGCAAGTAAAACTATTGTTTACAGATACAAGTAAGCGTGAGTATAAAGTTACTGCAAAAAGTATTACAGAAGCAGAAGAAGTCTTTGATTTAATATATAACACTATGGAACAAAGTGTTACAGATATATTAAGAAAATATAATGTTGGCAAACAAACAAAAGTATGGGTAGAATATACTACCGAAGAAAAAACCGAACTAATAGAGGAGTAACCGATGGGTTGGCAAGACGAATACGATCAAGTAGAAGATAGACTAGCAAAGTTTTGGGAGAACAATCCCAATGGTAGAGTGTATACAGAACACCTATCTATATCAGATGACCACCAAAGTATTGTGGTTAGAGCAATGATTTATAAAGATGTAGAAGACATAAATCCTGTAGCAACAGGTATTGCACAAGACCAACAAGGTCCTAAAGGTGCTAATCAAACATCATGGATTGAAAATGCAGAGACATCTGCAATAGGACGTGGGCTTGCAAACTGGTTCGGCTATACAGCAAAAGCAAGACCGTCAGTCACAGAAATGCAGAAGGTGGAGAACTTGAAGGGTAGTGCGGGACAACAACCTACTCAACAAGTTACCAAGAGTGTAGCTAAAACTAGCAATAGCAATAGTTATACTCCTCCACAATCTGTACAAGAGAAGACACAGGGTGCAGTAGGTAACTTAGATAATAAATCTACAGAGGAAGCACTCGAAGCACTAGGTGTAGAAGTACAGGAAAAGAAAGTAGTTACACAGGGATCTATTGTTCCTCAATGTTTGTCATGTAGTAGTGAGCTATGGGACAACAGAGGAGATAAAGCAAGCGGTAAAATAAAAGAGACTTACCCTGATTGGAAGTGCAAGAACAGAGAATGTGATAACGGCAACCCACGTATCTATTACATGGAAAGTTTTAACGCAGAAAAACAAGCACCTGAAGAATGGTTTATGCCTAAAGTTGCAGTTGCTAAAAGTTTAGATGACGTAGAGGAAGGCGAGATACCTTTCTAATGCAGGTCATAATTAAATTAACAGACAGCGGAGAATTTGTAGACGTTGATTTAAAGAAAGTACCTAAAGGTTTGAAGGTAGAAGTCAAGGAGGAGATAGCAGATGACGAAGCGTGGTTTGAAGAAGAATAATCCATTCGATGGTCCAGGTTACAAAGTAGGTAGTAAAGAGTTTAAAGAAATGGTACTAGGTGTTATGGTAAACAAACACTTAGATCCTGATGAAGACTTTGATGTTACCCTATGACCTACAAACCACTACCTGACTTTCTTACAATACAACCTAGCAAGATAGAAGGTCTCGGTCTCTTTACATTATCAGATATAAATAAAGGTGCAAACTTAGGCATTACGCACATTGAAGATTTCATTACTAAAAAGCTAGACAGAACACCACTAGGTGGTTTTATAAATCATAGCGAAACACCAAACTTAAAACGAGTAAAGGTACAGAGATACCATTATATTTATGCAATCGTTGACATACCTATGGGTAGTGAATTAACCTTAAAGTATGAATGGTATAAACCAGGAGGAGATAACAAATGACAATGAGAGATGATATATTACAACTGCTTAACGACAATGAGTGGCATTGTGCTACAGAACTAATTGAGTTTGGTTGGTCAGCACGTAATAGAATATCAGAGATACGCCAAGACCATGGAGAAGATTACATACTAGGGGATAAATGTACCATGCACACGCATAAAGGTGGTGTAAGTATGTACAAACTTAATGACCAAAAGAAAAAAGAACAGCTATTGGCTAGACTAGAGGATCAAATTCAGCTACAGTTGTAGTATGAAAGACGTACTCAAAACACAAGGTGGTATAGCTACCTGGAATATGCTTGATAGATGTGAAGGTTTTTTAGAATCTATATTTTATGTAGAAGAAGTTGAACCGAGCGAACGTATTGGTTTCTTTCCATTGGATACTATAGAAGAAAATGATTTAGCTAAGTCAATACTTAAACTAGAACCTGATTTTCCTACACAAGATTGTCCGCATTATGGCGGAGTCAAAGTCGGAATTGTCACAAGCAAGGGTGTAGGAGATCTAACAATATTGCTAGACTTCAATGACTTATATTCTTATGAGTACACACAACGAGGAGTACAATTAGACTACGGACGTTTATATGTTTGGGATATGGAACATTACATTACAAGTTTATCTAATGTATTAAATTCTCCTAAAGCGTTAAAGGAGAGGAAGATGATTAAGAAAGAGGAGTAATGTCCAAACAAAAACAACAGGGGACTAAACTAGAGACATTCGTTGCAAGAATGTTAAACGGAGAAAGAATTGCGGAAGGTGGGAAAAATGATAAAGGAGATGTGTTATTCCAATGGAACGGTACAGACTTTTATGTTGAGTGTAAAGCAAGGCAAAGTCTTAACGTGACACGTGAATTAGCAAAGTCTATCAAGAAGTCAAAGTCGAACTTCACAGCGTTGGTTTGGAAACGCTTGGTAAAAACAGACGGTAAACGCAGACAACCAGACGGCGTACCTGTTGTTGTATGCCTAACACTCGATACATTCCTGGAGATAGTGGAGACCAAAGTCGGCAATAGTTTTTATGATGATCCATTTTGGAAACAACTACCATGACCGATATAGATACTAAAGCTAGACAAGTGGCGGTAAAGATAGAACATCTTATGAGCATGGTTGAGTATGACTACAATCGTGATGAGCCATGCTTAGTATGTAAACAAAAATACAAACATCACATAGACGGACTAGCATGCGAGAGTGACGATAACCCTAAACAGATAGTTAGATTTACAACATCAAGTACAAATAAAAAGATAAAGTTAAAACCTTGACAATTTAAAACACACGTACTATTAATTAATTAATAATCTTTTTGGAAGGAGATAGTATGAATTGTGTTACACCTGAATGTCATAACTTTATTAACATACATAAAGTTAAAAGATATGGACGACCTATTCTTTATTGCAATAACAATTGCTATCAAAGAAATTTTAAACGCAAGTCTAATATAAAATCTACAAAACATTTTGGAGATACCATACGTTGTAAGAATTGCAACACTAAATTTTTATTAAGACATAGCAAACAAGAACATTGTAATAAACAATGTTCTAGAGATTATGAATACAAACTACGTAGAGGAAATAACTACAAAGAGAATAAAAAGAAAACAACACAGGAATTTTATTTAGCAGAGAATGAATACTTTTATAAATTCGGCAGGACAGGTAACAACCTACAAAGATTTCAAACACATAGCAGAATTAAATTAAACATTCTTTATACCTTCACAGATAAGTTTTACAATATTGTTGAGTATGAACGTCTCATTAAAAATTATGTAAAGGAACATAACTTAAAGTATGAGCCACTATTTATATTTGACGGACATACAGAAACAATATGTAAGAGTAAGTTGGACAACCCGCATGCTAAGTGGATTGTTGAATTACTAAAAGATAAAGTCGAACAATAAAAATGTTAGATCGTGGAAGGAGATAACACAATGGTAAACATAGAGGAAGTAACTCTATTAATCAAAACTGATTTCGGTTTTGCATTAGATGAAGTATTAAGAACTTTACACAATGCAGAATTTGAGAAGGGTAACACAAAGATACTTGACTTCGATAGCAAAGAAGTGGCAACTATAAAGTACAAGCACAATCAATACAAAGTACAAGGTGTTAAGTACAATGCAGGCGGTGTTAAGTAATGCAACAGGAAATTAAATGCCTTGATGACGGTGTAGAGATTGAATATAAATTGACGCTTGCAAGTACATACATTGGAGACAAAGACGAGATTATAAACAAAGAAAAAGTAATTGAGTTTCATGAGTTGTATGAATTTGATTTTGAAATAGTTGAGTATCCAATGTCTCAAAATTATGTAATGGTACATTTTAATATTTATGAAGGCGAAAGAGAATATCAAGCAATGTATTACTACACACAAGAGACCTATGAACAGATGACGGCACTAGAAATTCTTAGGGATTTTTTTGGAGACGAAGTATCTAGTACAACAGGTTATAAAATAAATAGTTATTGGGATAGTGATAGAGTTGTACAACTAGAGAGAACGTATCCCTTCATAGCTGATAAGAATAAATTAAAAGAATATAATTCGATAGGAATATGGGGTAACAATGGATAAGTTTGATGAATGGCTAGCGGAATGCCCAATATCATTCTTTACTAAAAGTGATAACGGCGACCAGATAACCCTAACTTTTAATGTAGGAGAATTAGAGGAGAAAGAATAATGGCTAAAGAATTTACTTGCTTAGTAGAGTTATCCTTCGGTGGTAACAACTACGAGGCAGACAACGTAGAACAATACAAGCAAAAAGTTAAAGATAATTTCTTACAAGAATTTAATATAACTTTAAATGATGATGAGATAAGTTGCATAGAGGAGAAGTAATGAAACTTAAAGAAAAAGAATGTACACATAGACATGAAGTAACATTTTCAATAACCGTCATTGGTATTGGAGATGATGAATATGAAGTAATCCAGGACGCAAGAAATTATGGACTTTGTGATATTGTTTTAAGCGACATGGAAGTAGTAAAAGTTACACAAGATAGTGATTGGTGTAATGATTGTATAGAGAGCGCGGAATAATGGCTAAATATTGGTGGATAATTAGAACTGATGATAATTGTGGTTTACCATACGACACATTTGTTAAGTGGTATAACTTGCCTAAATTAATTTATTGGTTAATAAAATATAGAAATACAA